ATAAGTTGATAGTTTTTATCAATAATATCATAACTATCTAATACTTTCTGAAAACCTTTACCTTCATTTAAAAGTATTTTATCATTGCATTTTTGTTGCAAATCTTCTAAAGTAAATTCCTTTTCATCTGCTAATTCTGGAAAGGTCTTTAATATTGTTTTTGGACCAAATCCATCTACACCTGGAATATTATCTGAGGTATCACCTGTAAACGTTCGGTACACCACATAGTTATTTGGATGAACACCAAATTCCTCTAACAGAGTTTCGGTATCATACATTTTCTTTTTAATTGGAGACCATACTTGTAATGTTGGACTAATTAATTGATAGAAATCTCGATCCGTAGATACTATAGTAAGTTTCTTTGCTTGTTCCTCATACATCTGTGCAATATATGCAATAGTGTCATCTGCTTCAATTCCATCAATTGCAATAAAAGTAACAGGTAGATTATCTAGATATGAAACTAATCGACTGAATTGATAACGCATTGCTTCTTGCTCGTCTTCAATTGTAGCAAAATTCTGATGATCATGCCTTCTCAATCTGGTTTTATTAGCTCTATTACCTTTATAATCACTATATATTTTTTTACGACGAGCAGAACCTCCGCGACCATCAAATACGATTATACATCTGCTAGGTTTGAAATCTCGTATTGCTTTTCCTATAGAAAACAAAAATCCAGTAATTCCACCGATATGTTCTCCATCTTCATTTGTTGAGGGTGTTGCTCCAAAAGCACGGATGAAGGTATTCAACCCATCGAATACCATGATATGATCATTGACATCCGATGGGGAGTTTACCTTTTCTTGTTGTAACTTTTTAAAGAGCTCTTGATACTTATTCATTAGCCTTCTTCATCTATAACTGATTCATCTATAATAACATCATCAATGCCACCATCGATACCTGCTTGATATTTGAAAATATAAGCATCACAGATCCTATGATATAAACGATCTCGAACTTCTTTATTTTCAATAACCTTTTCTACAAAGTTTTTTGATTGAAATTTAATTTCGCCAAACACTTCGCCTGTTTCATGATCTACATCTTCTAATGTGTAATGAGCACCTGCTTGTTTAACTAAATCAAACTTTTTCATGATTTCTAACCAACCACCAAAATTATCAATACCACTATCATAGTAGATATCATAATTTACTTTACGATGTGGCGGACCCATTCGATTCTTAACAACTTGAACCTCAGTTTTACTTCCAACTACTTGTTCGACACCATTAATCTTTGCTTTGATCATACCTGTGTTTTTCAATCGAAGACGAACTGATGCATGGAATGGAATTGCTTTACCACCAGATGTTGTCCAAGCGTCGCCAAAAGAAACACCTAATTTTGTTCGAAGTTGGTTGGTAAATATTAGACAAATGTTTTCTCGAGCAATCCAATTTGTAACTTTTCGCATTGCTTTTGAAAGAATAATTGATTTGCTTGTTGCATAACCATCCTTGTCATATTCAGCAGCCATTTCAATTTTTGTTGATGCTCCCATTACTGAATCTACTACGATTGTAACCAAACGATCTTTATTTGACTTACGAACCTGCTCAACTATAGTTTCAATTGTTTCGAATATTTCTTCAATTGTCTCTAATGGAACATATAACATAGTTTTTAAATCTACCCCAATTGCTTGAAGAAACTCAGTACTAGTTGCTGATTCAGTATCTATATATACTGCTAATCCTCCTTTTTTCTGTGTTTCTGCTAATGCATGAGATGCTAATAAAGATTTACCTGATGCTTCTAATCCGGTTATTTCAGTAATTCGACCTACTGGGAATCCTCCGTTCGGTCGATTTGAAATTGCTAAATCGAGTGAATCGCAACCTGATGAAATCCAATCCTTAACATTGCTAGGCGCATCATCGTCGCCATCTAAAAAGAATGCCGTTTTTAATGATTGACCTTTAAACTGCTTATTAATACTATCTGCTAAGGTGTTTGCTAACGCATCTTCCAGTTCTAGTTTGCTTTTACTCTTTGCCATTTATAACTCCTTAATTGAAAAGATCATTGAATGCTGATGCAACATCATCAACTTTACCTGCTACTGGCTTTGAAGTTTTTGCTGGTGCTGCTGGTGCCGATGTTGTTTCTTCTTCATCATCAGACACATCAGAATCTGCATTTTCAGGATTCATCCATTCAGCTAATGCTTTTTCTAATTCATCATATGATGGCTCCGGGAAGATATCTGTAATCTCAGGCTGATTCATAATTTTCTCAGCAACTGATTTATCTTCGGTCGCAGGTTGAGTATTTGGTTTTACACGAATTGCTGTTTTAGGAAATCCTCCCCCTTCAGCTGGTGTAAATTCTACATCGATATCACGACCATTCATTAAGTCGGTAATATCGCCATAATCTGGATCTGAAATGATTGATAATAATTCAGTGTAAATTTGTTTACCGAAGCCCCAGAATTTTACCCCTTCTGATTCTTTACCGCGAACGATTACAGGTACATAAGTACGCATCTTAGGTTCAATTTTACGACCCATTAACCATTCGTCTTTATCGCCTGTCTTTTTTAATTTTTCTGCGAATTCTACGATTGGATCTGCGTTACCAAATGTGATTGGTGATAACATTGATTTTTTACCAATGTCATAATGAAAATACAATTCTAAGAACGGATTGTCTTTTCTGTGTACATAAGGAACGATACGAACACGTGTCTTACCAGATTCTGGTTTCCACAAATTGTTTTTCTTTTCGTCACTCTTGTTTAATTGGTTAAGTTTTGCTTTGATAGCATCTAAATTTAAAGCCATAATTTTGCCTTTTGTTAAGTTATTAATTTATGTATTTATTAATTATAATATAGATAATTAATTCGGTAATTCAAAGTAATTAGTTAAGTTTTTTTTGTTTATTTTTATGTTATGAAAAGTTACCAGTTCTTACAAACACCATCATGTTGCTTGTTACTTCACTCGGTAATTCATTAAAGTCAACACCAATATATCTTTCAGCTTCATCTGGATCTTTTACTACTGATAATAATGCATTAGCTTGTGCATCTTCATCCATATCATTCCATACTTGTGGAGTTACTAAAACGAACTTGGATCCTTTATTTCTTGCCAACATCATGATTTTTTCAGTTTCATCAGGATATCCATCATTGTTTTGGTCTCCATCTTCTTTTAGATTCTTAGTACCGAAACGACGCATATTCTCTGCCATACTAGTTCCGTTTATTTCTTCGAAGTTTGCAATAAGTTCTTTTGCATCTCGGCAAAACTCTGGGTTTCCTAGATAACTTGGATCTCGTCCTACGTAAGACCAATTGTTACCTTTTTGGTTCATAACAACCCATTTTAATCCAGATTCTAAATTTGTGATTTCTGCTTTATAACTCGTACCGTCTGCAGATGTTGATGTTTCAAAGCCAGGAGTGTTATTATATTTATCTACAAATGCATCCCACTCAGGATTAGTTTTTGTAGCTAATGATCGTTTATCGTCACCAAACTTAAATGGTTCATCATTGTATCTAGAACCCTTATAAAACTTACCAGCTTCATCTAGATTCTTAGTACCAAAACGTTGCATATTTTCTGCTAATGTATTTTTTTTCATTATAATCCTTTTCTATATATAAATATTACTGCCAGGCAATTTTCTTAAAAAATACCAAGTTGATAATTCGATATCCAGATTCATCTGTAAGTATGAATGAATTTTGATAACGTTGCCAATCCAACTGATATGTTTTATCTAATACTCCGTTGTTAACTTCTCGTATCACTTCATTAAGTGCATTAACTGTATATAACGTATTAGTTTCCTTTTTCCTGTGAATGCTTATAGTATTCTGTCCTCGTTGAGTACCGGCGTCTGCATTATATGTGCAATATACATTTTCTGAAGCTGTAGAATTTGAAAATACGAATATTCTTCGTTCCGGTATTGTATAATTAGTTTGTATGTAATCTACTATTATATTTAAATCTGATTTATGTGCAAATGTGCATAATAATTGTGTTTTCAACTCATTAGTCCTGTGATTTTTTTGTTACTTTAGTGCTTAATTGACTTCCTAATACGAATAATTTGTTTTGATGAAAGTTTGCAATTGCATCAGATAATCTATCATTTTTACAACGTACCGATTGATATACATCAGCTGATGATTCTAGGAATAATGTTTTATTTGATTTGATAATCATACCCCACCATCCAACAGATAAAACTTTTTCTTCTAAGGTAGTATCGACGATATGACAGAATGCTGAAATCATTTTATCCAAGTTATCTGATAGTGAATAAAACTTCTTTAAACGTTCTCCAACGTTGCGTATTAATATAATATCCGTTGTGTCTGACATTTGAATTAATTGTCTAACTTGAGATTCTACAGTTTCGTTATCTAAAAAATTCAATACATTGTTTATTTGATCTCGTCCTTTAGATTTGCTTATATCTTGTCCCGTTAATAGTTTAGCCATCTCTAGGAATTCATTTAATAATTGTGTTCCAGCAGCCGGCAATGATCCAAAGTCAAATGTTGTTTTTTCATAATTTTTCAATGAAACCGATGCATCCCCAATTGTAACGTCAGCTTCAATACCACCATCTGAAGATACAGCTCCGGAAACTTTACCTCTATATGCAATAGCAAACCAAAGTTCAGATTGATCTCCATTTGGTATTTTTATTGTGGTTTCTATGATATCATATAATGTATTATAAATTCCTCGAATCGGATATACACCTGTTTTCAATTCCAATATAGAATTACCTGTAATTAATTTAATTAATGAATCGGAATCAGTACTTTTCATAATAAGATCATACATTGGTTTTAAACCTATGATTTGTTGATTCTCA